TCCGGTATATTTATAGACTTTAAAACTAAAGATAATTTAAAAGGAAAAGACTCTGCTCGTTTAGTATATGATGAACATGGTATGCAACTGTCAGCTTATGCACAAGGTTGTAATATAGAAGAGCCTGAAAGAATATCTATATTTGTTGACAGAGCAGATACAGAGTTAGTTTTAACTCATGTGTGGGATAAAGATACACATTATAAACACAAAGAAATGTTTAACAGCTTACTAAATTATTGGAAGCTTGTTAAAAATTATGACTCAACAGTATTATGAACGGAAGAAAAGCAAAACAAATAAGGGTAAAAGCAAATAATTTAGTTGTTGATTGGTTGAAAACTATGTTAGTAGAAGAAGAGCAAAAAAAATTATCTGTAAAAAATATTAAAAAATATTTACCAGAACAAACACATGTATATATTAATAAAAAAATTATGCTTTCTGCTTACACACCTAGATGGTTTACACAAAGAATTAAAAAATCTAATAAAAAGTTACAGGATATTACATGGCAGGATATAGAAAGCCTAGGAAAATAAGACCAAAAGAAAAAGATGTACCTAAAGGATATGATTCTAAATGGGAACATAAACTGCACACTACAATTTTAAAAGATTGGCAACATCATTCTGATAAAGTTTCTTACATAGTAGAACATGAGTATGAGCCAGACTTTGTAAAAACTATTGGTAATAAAGAATATTTACTAGAAGCAAAAGGTAGATTTTGGGATTATCAAGAATACAATAAATATGTTTGGATTAGAAAAGCTTTAAAACCTAATCAAGAATTAGTGTTTTTATTTTCTAGTCCATACTCTCCTATGCCACAAGCAAAAAGAAGAAAGGATGGAACTAAAAGAAGTCATGCAGAATGGGCTGACAAAAACAATTTTATATGGTATAATGAAGACACTTTACCAAAGGGATGGAAATGAAATATAAATTTAATGAAGATAAATTATTAGTAGAATTAAAAAAATATATATACGATACATACGGACAACATTATGCTTCGGATAAGTATCAAGCAACAGATGTTATTGTAGATGCAGGACATGGAGAAGGATTTTGTATTGGAAACATTATGAAGTATGCTAAAAGATATGGAAACAAAGAAGGGAAAAATAAAAAAGATTTATTAAAAATGTTACATTATGGTATAATTATGTTACATGTCCATGACTTGGAGAATAAATAATGGTTGATGATAAAATAGGAACTAAGCCTTACTTAGGAATTGAAATAGACTATAATAAAGAAAAAGAATTTGATAAATTTAGTCTAGATACACTCAGAGATAGATACTTCTGGGAAGGAGAAACACATGCACAAGAAGCATTCGCAAGAGCCTCGGTTTTCGGGGCTACTTACAAAGGGGAGACAGATTTTGAACTGGCTCAAAGACTTTACAACTACAGTTCCTCTCGTTGGTTCATGTTTAGCACTCCTATACTTAGTAACGGGGGAACAAGTCGTGGGTTACCTATCTCTTGTTTCCTTAATTATGTTCCTGACAGTCGCCACGGTTTATCTAATCACTACGATGAGAACATTTGGTTGGCAAGTTCAGGTGGAGGCATTGGTGGATATTGGGGCGATATTAGGAGCAACGGTATTTCTACTGCTCATGGCAGTCGTTCTACTGGTTCAATTCCATTCATGCATGTGGTAGACTCTCAGATGTTAGCCTTTAATCAAGGCACAACTAGAAGAGGTTCTTATGCTGCGTATATGGATGTAAGTCATCCGGAGATTGAAGAGTTTGTAAATATGCGTAAAGAATCTGGTGGAGATATAAATCGCAAATGTCTTAACCTACACAACGGTGTTAACATAACAGATGCATTTTTAGAAGCTGTAAAAAATAATGACCATTGGAGATTGATTGACCCAAAGACTAATGAAGCTGTAAAAGTTATTAATTCTAGAGATTTATGGTGGCAAATTATACACGCTAGAGCAGAGACAGGTGAACCATATATGATTAATATAGATACTTGTAATAAACATTTACCAAAAGAACAAAAAGATTTAGGATTAGAAATAAAACAAAGCAATTTATGTTCTGAAATTACATTACCAACTAATGAAGAGAGAACAGCAGTATGTTGTTTGTCATCTGTTAATTTAGAACACTTTGATAAATGGTCTAAAGATGAAAACTTTATATCAGATTTAATTACAATGCTTGATAATGTTATAGAGCATTACATTGAAAACGCAGTAGACACATCACAGCTAGGAGGATACAGTGCAAATTTTAAAAGATTCCAAAATTATGTTAGAGAAGGTAAAGAGGGTTATCTTAAGTCTGCCTATTCGGCATATAGAGAAAGAAGTCTCGGACTGGGTGCAATGGGGTTTCATGCATATTTACAATCTAGGGACATACCTTTCGAGGGTATTTTTGCAACTGGATTTAACCACAAAGCTTTTGTATATATTAAATCAAGAGCAAATGAAGCGACTAAAGAGTTGGCTATCGAAAGGGGCGAAGCTCCTGACATACATGGTTCAGGGCGTAGAAATGCTAATCTCATGGCTATTGCTCCTAATGCTAGTAGTGGGATTATATGTAGTGGGACTTCTCCTAGTATTGAGCCTTATAGAGCTAATTGCTATACTCATAAAACTTTATCAGGGAGCTATCAAGTTAAGAACAAATTTCTTGAAAAAGTTTTAAAATCAAAAGGATTAAAAGGTAAAAAGCTAGAAGAAACATGGAAAGACATTGCAGGGTCTGACGGTTCTGTACAACATTTAGATATCCTTACTGATAATGAAAAAGAAATATTTAAAACAGCAAATGAAATAAATCAAATATGGGTTGTTGAACATGCGTATCAAAGACAACAGTTTATATGTCAAGCACAATCTGTAAATTTATTTTTTACTTTACCAAAAGCAACAGAGGGTCAAGATGTACACGATGATTATATGCAATATGTAAATGATGTTCATTGGTACGGTATGAATAAACTTAAATCACTCTACTATTTTAGGTCTAACGCAGCTAGAAATGTAGAAAATGTAAACATTAAAATTCCAAGAATCAAGTTAGATGATGTGGAATGTATAGCCTGTGAGGGATAACATGACAAGAGAAAAATTATATAATGCTTTATATGATAGATATAAGGCAAGACAATCAGAAGCTTTGTGTAATATTCAAATGTATTTTAGAGAAGGTGTTGGCGTAGCTGACCATCCTAATTTAGTAGATACTGTTGATAAACTATTTGAAGACTATGCAGAAGCAACAGAAAATTTAAAATTATTAGAGGAGAATAAATATGAGTTTGTTGGGCAATAGAGATTATTATAAACCATTTGAATATCCATGGATGTTTGATTACTATGTATTACAAAATCAAATGCATTGGATGCCGGAGTCTGTGCCTTTACATACAGATGTAAAAGACTGGCAAGAACTTACAGACAAAGAAAAGAATTTACTTACACAAATATTTAGATTGTTTACTCAATCAGATGTAGATGTAGCTTCAGGATATATAGATAAGTATATGCCTATATTTAAAAAGCCAGAGGCTAGAATGATGATGTCATCTTTTGCTAACATGGAATCTATACATCAACATGCCTACAGCTTACTACTTGATACAGTAGGTATGCCAGAAATAGAATACAAAGCTTTTGCAGACTATGAAGAAATGGCTGACAAGCATGATTATGTTGGTAACTTTAAACCAAGTAAAGCTAAAAAAGAAACAATAGCAAAAACTCTTGCTGTTTACTCTGCTTTTACAGAAGGATTACAGTTATTTAGTAGCTTTGCAATCTTGTTAAACTTTCCTAGATTTGGTAAAATGAAAGGCATGGGTCAGATAGTTACATATTCTATTCGTGATGAATCTATGCATGTAGAAGCTATGACTAAATTATTTAGAGAGTTTATAAAAGAAAACTTAGATATATGGACAGATGATTTTAAGAAAGAACTATATGAAATTTGTAGACAAATGGTTACACTTGAAGATAAGTTTCTTGATTTAGTATTTGAAATGGGAGACTTACAAGGACTAACAAAAAAAGATATGTATGCTTACAATAGATACATAGCTGATAGAAGATTACTACAACTTGGTCTTAAGACTAATTATGACCAAAGAGAAAATCCTCTCGGTTGGATTGATGAAGTTATGGGTGTTGAACATCAAAACTTTTTTGAAGGTAGGGCAACCACATATATGAAAGCAGGGTTAAGAGGTAAACAAGATAACATAACATTTAGTGATTTAAATGAGTAGAGAAAATAATGATACTGCTTGGTACATTAAATGGGCTTCTAGTTTTGTTATTGTTTGTGCTATGTCCTTAAGAGGTATAGAGGGTATGCAGTTAGTAGATTTAATATTATCTATTATAGGAGTATCTGGTTGGTTATGTGTTGGATTATTATGGAAAGATAGAGCATTGATTATTTTAAACGCAGTAGGTTTATCTTTATTATTTAAAAACATATTAACATATATTTTATAACATGAAAAAACAAGAAGCAAAATTATTATCATATACTTTATTATATGATAGGTCTGGTAAATTAATTACAGAAAGAGTACATACAAATATTGAAGAACTAAAACCTTATTTTAGTGAAGAAGAATACTCAATATTAAAAACTCTTATGAGAGAATGCACTCAAAAACTAGATGAGGTGCATAATTATCTAGAAGATAACTTAAATGCACGAATAATGACAAATTAGAAAAAAATGACCTCACAGGATGCTCTAGGTTAAACATTTAGAGGGTAGTTAATACCTTTGCTTCAGAAACACTTATTATTCCACCACGGGCTTCTCCGTGCCTCTGAGAGGATTTAGCTATTTTTAGCCAAATAAAAGTGATATTAGGTAAAAAGATAGTAACATAAACATAAATACACTAACTTGTACAACAGACATAATAGTTACTTGTCTCATTGGGTGTACTTCTACAATTTTTTCTATCCAATCTTCACTCGGAGAAAGATTAGCTGCTTGAAGTATTTTCTTTTCTGTTTCTTTTTTCATTTAACCAGCTAAAGGATTTTTATTTTCTTCTTTAAATATTTTAATATCAGTCTTAACACTTTCAATATCAGCTTTCATACCTGACACATCAGACTTAATAGCTTCAACTTTGTTAGACTGATTATCAATCTTAATTAAAATAGTTTCATCAATAGTTTTGTTCATGTAAGACACAGAAGTTTCTAATGCTTCTATTCTTTTTTGAATTTCAACTAAACCAATATTAGTTTCTTTAGCTTGTTTAGCTTTTGATTCTAAGTTCTCAATTCTATTAACATAGGTTGCACCGGTGTACCCAAAACCTGCAAGAGTTCCAATGATACCCATCAATGCAATAAACTGTGTTGTTTTATTTTGTAACCAATCCATAATGTCCTCCTATAATTTTGGTTGTAGTTCTTTTATTTTAGTTAGAGTTTCTAAACTTTGACCTGCCATTTGATAAAAACCTTCTATATTATCTGATAGCATGTTATTAGCGTATATATCTTTTGGTTCGTACCATATTTCTTGGTCTGGTAAAGTTATTAATCTATACTTATTAAAGTCAGGAACAAATCCCATGTAAGCTATAATAGTATTCTCTGACCCATACTCACCTGTTTCTTCTTGTTTAGATTCAAAATCATCTTGAGCATCTTGTAAGTTTTGAGCTATGATATTTGCTACAGTTTGTTCTGTTTCTGTAGCTGATGAATCTGTAGATACTGACACATCTATTTGAGTTTGTAAAGTTTGAGTAGATGTTGTATCAACTGCAACACTCATTGTTTCGACTGTTGCAACTGTTTCAGTTTCAACATTTGTAGAGCTTGTAATATTAGAACTCATTTCTAACACTTGATTATTTTGTGCAGTAGAAGATGCAAATTGTTCTGATATACTAGGTGAATTACTAATGCTTACACCACCAGAATTAGATGATGATACGCTAGAAGCTCCTGTCGTGCCACCTGTTGAATGTATAGAGTTTCCTGATGTCGTACCACTAACACTAGCTTGAGCTGTGTTTAGAGTAGAAGAGATAATGTTTAATGCCATTTCTCTACTTATTGAACTCTTACCTTCAGATGTTACTTCAGCAACAACTACTTCTTCCTCTTCTTGTACTTCTTCTTCTATAACTTCTTCCTCTTCTTCAATAAGTTCATCAATGAGTTCCTCTTCCGACTCCTCTGCATACGCAAGTTCTTCTTCAATAATTGTTTCTTCCTCAAACCAATCCTCCACTTCTTCAATAAATGTTTCTTGAAATACAAACTCTTCAATCATTAAATCTTCAACAGGTAAAAAAACTTCTTCGTCTCGTATAAATGGAAGAGGTTCTATAAATTCATCAAGTGGTTGTAGCTGTTCAAATATTATTTCTTCTACAAATATTAACTCAGGCTCTTCAAAAGTGTCATACTCAAATTCAAATACATACTCTTCAAATATTTCTGGTTCTTCAAAAGTGTCATACATGTCATACTCTTCTTGATAACCATAATCAAACTCTTCTTCAAAGTAAGCTACTGAATTTTCTTGTCTGTAACCTTGACAAAATGGTGCGTATTGTGGGTCTAAATCACATTGAAGGTCGTCATAGGCATCCCAATAGTAAGGACATGACTCAGAATATAACTGGTCTATATCACATTGTTGTGCTTGATATGCATCATCATAACCTGTACAACTTGTATCATTTAAAGGATTACTACAATCTATTGGTGAATAATATAAAGAACCACCACCTTCTAATTTATTATTTTTATCTGAGTTATTCCAGTCATAATTGTAGCAACTTGAAGTATTGGTAGTTCCTGTATTACATTCATCGTGGTAATAATAGGTGTATATTTCATTTGATTTACCTTGCTCACCTATCAAAACATCATGGTTGATAACATCTAACTCACCATATCTAAACTCATAAGAGTCATTGTTCCAAAGTATAACCTCAAAACTATTATCAGATGAACGATTATATTCACGCATGTCATACCAACCAAATACTGCTTTATCATCAAAGTTTTTGGCTAACATTTTAGAGTTACCATCTCTAATAAGGTCAGTCCAAAATGGAAAGAGGGTATAATTATATTGTGGAAGTGGGTCAGGTGTATAATCACCACAGTAATTATTGTAATTTACATTACCTGTACCTAATCCAAAGTGAAGACATCCGTTGGTAGCCATACGAGCAGATGTAAAAGATTCTCCATAGAAATCAAAAGTAAAATCTAAATTAAAAGCAGACGAAAGTTGGTCGTCTCCAGAGTTTAGATTGGTTACATTAGATAGATTGGTAAGGTCTATTAAAGATTGATTGCCTTCATAAATATACTCACTAAAGACATTAAGACTTAATAAACACGCTACTGCGTAGCATAAAATTCTTTTTTGCATTGTCTTTTAGTTTTAGTTTTAGCTGTATAGGTTTTCTTTACTAACCCAACTACATCTTTATTTATGTTATCCCTGTTAGGATTTTCATCGTTAGTACATTCTTTTATAAAAAGTTTTAATTGTTCTTTAGCATCAGGTCTTTTAGATTTATTTTCTGACCAAGCTTTAGCAGCTTCTTTACCTATCTTACCTTGATAAGGGCAAGGAGTACCAGCCATTTCCATAGCTTTAAATACTCTAGGGTCTTGACATAATATTGAAACTGAAGCTACTTTCATACCAGTATCATAAAGATACTTAGAAAGTTTTAATCGTTCACAGTTAGTATCAGTAACTGTTCTTCCTGTAGAGATACCAAATACTTGTCCTTGATAAGCACCAGAACGACCAACAGTACAAAGGTCTTGAGAGTAAGACATAATACTAGGTGCTATAGCAGAAGCAGGAGGTGCTTTACTTTTTATTTCTTGTCTAATTGTTTGTGTTGAGTTAGACTCATTAATATTTCTATTTGTATTATCAGATGTTGTATTGTTATTGTTGTTATTAGTATTATTAGTAGTAACATTAGAATCTGAAGTAGACTGATTAATATTTGTATTGTTATTAGTATTTGTATTATTAGTAGTAGAGTTAGTAGTATTATTTACATTTTGATTTACTGTAGAGTTTACAGTAGAGTTAGATGTAGATGTAGATGTGTTAACATTGTTATTATTATTGGTGTTAGTACTAGTAGATGTGGAAGTATTAGTATTGTTATTTGTATTAGTTGATGTATTAACATTAGTATTATTATTAGTATTTGTGTTAGTGTTAGTATTAGTGTTAGTATTTGTATTAGTGTTAGTATTAGTATTTGTATTTGTATTATTGTTAGTATTATTATTAGTGTTAGTATTTGTAGTAGTTGTATTATTAGTAGTAGTTAAATTATTATCTTCACAATACTGTGTACCAGCATCACAGTCATCTGCACTTGCAGCAAAGGATAACGCTATTAAAAATAGTATTAGTAATGGTCCAAAAAAATTTCTATTTATTTCGCCTTTTGACATTATTTTATCTCCTTTTATTTATTTTATCTTCCTTTTGCTAAACTACCACCAAAGTACATACCTATAATGGCTGATACTAAGTTGGTATCTAATTGTGTAATTACAAGACCTTGAAATGTAACCCATTCAAATATTTCTCTACCTACTCTAAACAATCCTCCGGGATTCCATTGTGTATAACCTACAGTAACACTTACATCAGGATAATATACAGCTACAAGTTTAGGGAAAAGAACAATAGCAAATACAGAAGTAAGTGCAATAATTCTTCTAGTCCATGCAAAACCTTTATCTTTTAAACCATGGTCAAGTGATTGTTTTTTAGCTTTAATATCAAACTCACCACGAGTTATAAGAAGTTTTTCATTCTCTGCTTTAGCCTTACGACTTTCAGCCCAGATGCTCATAACTCCACCAAGCACAGTTGATGCTAACATAGTTATTATTTCAAATGGAAAACCCATATTAATCTATTATTAATCTACCTAACTGTTCAGCAATTTTTTTGGATGCATTTATTCGTCTATCTAAATGAGGAATACCGGGTTTTTCAAATACTTCCATAAAAACTTTAGTTGTTTCTTCTATATTACCTTTTTTAAAACTTTCAATAAGTTTTTTTCTTTCATCACTACCTAACATTTTACCATCAAAATTAGCATAAGTATCTGTGCCTTGTATTACATCATTTATATATTCAATATGACTATCTAAAGAATCTTCTTTATTATTATGATTTAAATAATCAAAATAATAATCATTCATAAAATCAAATTGTGCTATACCATATCCTTTTTTAGGTTTACCTATATCTTCTGATGTTTTTAATTTTTTAGTAGCTTTATTTATCACACCTTTTTTTATATCTTCTTCTGTATAAACTAAAGGATTACCTTCAAGTTCTCCTTGAATAATATCATATCTAAAAGTATCTCCTGATTCTACAGAAAAATTACCTAACATTCCTATTACAGCTTCTGGTCTATATCCAAACTCATTAGTAAATCTATTATAGATATAATCTCTATTTGAATTAGAATTTTTTGTAGTTACATCAGCACCTTCTTGAAAACCAAGCCTAGTCATTTGTTCAGAATATGGTACTCCTGTATTAGGGTCTACTCTATCTGCAGGGTTTTCTTTAGTATTAGGAACATCAAATGTACCTGTTACTAACCCACCCGTAGCAAAACTTCTAACTCCAAGTTTTAATATTTTTTCTCTAAGTTCTGGAGTAATTATAATAGTATTAACTTTGTACATTTCTTCTCTTTTAATATAATTTTTTAAGCTTTCTCCAAATAATTCTTCTCTAATTTGGTCCATCATTTCTCTATTTTCTTGATACAAATCTATTGGATTAGTACCGTCTTTATCCATTAAATCATTTTTATCTATTTGTAATTTTTCAAATGTTCCACCATATTCTTCTGCTAGTTCTTTCATATAGTTAGGAATATTTTTATCATATAAAGGTCTTGTATATTTTGCTTGAGCTATCCCATATCTGTTTTGTATAATGTCTCCTTGAACTACTGACAAAGCATCTTGACCATTTTTTACAGCAGCTAATAATTCTCTTTCTAATATTCTTTTATAGAACTTTTTAGTTATTGGATTTTTAGGAAGAAGATTTTCTGGATATCCATATTTTATTTTATTTGTTTTAACTGATTCTTTTAAAGAGTTTAAATCTTTAATTAGTCTATTAGTAATAGTTTCTGCATATCTATCAGTTCCTTTTTTACCTGTACCAAATACTTCCATTCTACTTCCTATTCGTATTTCAGATGAAGGTAAAAACATATCTTTATCTATTGTGTTTAAAGGTGTTTTTCCTAGTATACCATTAGTAATTTTTTTTGTGCCACCTTCTCTGGCTTTGTCTAATTTTATTAAATCAGAAAAATCTATATAATTTAATTCGTTATATTCTTGAAATGTTTTTGGATTTGTATAATCAAATTTTGTTTTTAAAAAGTCTATTTTATCATCAATAGCTTCTAGAATTATATTCATTTCATCAAATATTTCTTTAGCTAATTTTTCATTTTTATCAGTCTTTATACCATAGTCGTAAAGCCTAGTATAATAATCACTTTGAAGTTCTTCTATGTTTCTAGAACTAATAGTTCCTACATCACCTTTTCTTAATCTTCTATCTTTTGATACTGCATGTCCAAATTGAGTTAACTCATCATTTCCTGAAAAATGAAAACCTGAAACTGAAAGCTCTTCAACTTTTCTACCTTGTACATTATAAATAGTTTCTCTGTAATTTTTTCCTCCGGGTGAATTATCATCAATAGCATTAAATAATTTAACATCATAATCTGCTCCAAAATCTGCTATTAAATCATTCTCTTGTAAAAACATTTGCATTTGAATTTTTGCTTCTGCAGGACTTCGTATATCGCCCATACTTTCTGCTATAATTTCGCTATCAAATAATAAATTTTTTATTTTTTCATCTTGAGAACTAATTATGTAACCGATGTCTTCATTACCATATGCGTATAAATCTAAATCTCTATCTATTTTATCTATAAAATCATCACCACCTAATGCTCTTTCAACATCAGATAAATTTACTTTTATTACTTCAATATCTTTTTGAGTCTTGTTAAAAGGAATCCCGGGAGGGTACATTTTAGTACCTTTAAGTTCAATATTTTCAAGTTCTTTTTCACTATATTTAAACAAATCAAGTCCTTCAAAGTTAATAAAATCATCTTTATTCATAGTATTAGTATCAAATTTTAAATCTTCTTTTAAACCTGTTGCAGTTCTAACAAAAGGAACTATTTCTAGTCTTCTATCCGATATGTTTTCTGCTATCTCTATACCTGATTCATAAGGGTGTTCCATTATATATTGTTCTATGTCTAAATAATCCATTTCATCTTTTGTAACTGCTGTACCTTTACCTCTTGTTGCTTCTTTTTTTAAAAATTTAATTAGTTTAGGTCCTGTCATTCCTGCTGGAGCATCTTCTGCTAAACTTCTAAGTACAGGAGAAACATTACCAAACTTATCCATGTAAAATGATTGTACTAATTTTTGTAATTCTTCATCAAACTCTGGTGTAATTTCTCCATCTATGTTGTAATCACTAGGACCACCTTCCATGTCATCAACTTTTTTATAAAAGATAGGTTTTAAGTTATCTCCGAGTTTACTTGTATTTAATTTTCTAGCTAAAAATGAACTAACTTTACCACCAATTCTAAAAGGTTTTCTATCTTTTATTTCTCTTTTTTTAATACCTGTTTCTTTTTCTTTTTCTTCTTTTGGAAAAAATTCTCCAGCAGCTTTTCTTACTGCACCTCTAGGTAGTTTTATAGGTTTAGCAGCTTCTTGTAAAGGAGTATAAGGTTCTCTAACACCTGTATACTCTTCCATAATATCTCCAAGATATCTATCAAAAATATTTTTAGTTCCTGTCAAAGGAGCTTTACGAGCTAATGTTTCTACAAGTCCTCTATCATACATTAACATTCCTATAGCATCACCAAGAATAGGACCTCCTGTTCCAATAGCAGAAGTTATAGGACTTTGTCCATAAGCCATACCCTCACCTGCTCTAAATAAATATTCTGGTGGACCTAGTAAACCAACACGCTGTATAGCTTTTATATTATCATAAACTTTATCTTCTCCTCTATCTATTCTAGCTCTTTCTTCTTCACTAGCTCTCCAATAGTTAGTAGCTTTAGCAACATTAGTAGATATAGCAATAAATGCAGCTAGTTTTGGAGCATTAACTGCTGTATCTGTTATAGTGTTTCTAGCAAAATTTCTTAGTACTGTATTACCAAATACTGTAGGATATCTTAAAAACTGTGTAAATATATCAACTTTAGGATTAGTCATAAATCTAGGAACATTAGCAAACTCTCTACCTGTTTGTAATATTACACCGTTAGTAAATCTTCCTGCTCCTCTTGTTATATCATTTCTATAAAAGTTTGTTTTCCTAGCAGTTTCATTTATATTATCGCCATACTTTTCAATAAATTTTAATCCTTCATCTATGTTTACACCTAAGTCTAATAACTCTCCTTCAAGTCTTTCTTTAGAATTTTTACTTAAAGTTTTACCAAATGCATTTGTGTTGGTTGAAATTCTTCTTAAGTTTTCCATTATCATATCTTTACCTGTAGAAAACGCAGCTAACTGTACTGTTTTTGTCCAAGGTATAAGCATGTTGAGTCTATAAAAACCTCTAGCTCCTCTTTTTAAAAATTCGTTTTGTAGTCCTTCACCATCTAAACGATTTGTTAAATCTGCAACAGCTTCATCTACAGCTAAGAAAACTCTATTCATTTCCTGAACTATCTCATTGTCAGTTAATTTATGTTTTTCTTTTAGTATTTGACCCATATCTCTTTGAAATATATGTCCTGCATTTTGTATAGCATCTTGCATACCTTTAACTGCAGATGATGTAGGAGCTTTTCCTAATGCTATAAATGCTTCTGATAATGAAGAAACAGTAGCTAAAGGTAAGTAAGCCATAGCATTAGCTAATTTAGTTCCGTCATATAAAGCTTGAAACTCTTGTCCTCTAAAATAATCTACTTGACCTGTAATAGATTTGTAAGTTTCTATAATTTGTTTTTTATCTCTAGCAGTTAATTGTCTACCAAACTTTTTTAAGTCTTTATTTATAGGGTCAATAAATCTTTTTACAAATTGTGCTTCATTATCCATTTTAAACATTATTAAATTGTCTGAATCTGTTTTACCCATAACTCTAACATCAGAACCTTTTTGTAAAAAATGTATTTTGTGTTCTATAGTTCTAGCAGCATTCATAAAATAATCTGTAGTAACCATGTGTAAATCATTTGTTAAAAATTCTTTAAATAAATTATCATCTAAGTTTTCAAACTTACGAGCTTGAGTTAATAAATTAGAATGAGAACTATATAGTTCATCTTGTTTATTAAGCATACCTTCAACAACATCATCTACTTTATCTCTGTCAACAATTCTAAATTTATTTCCGTCTTTATCTGTTCTAAGTCTTGTCAACATCTTTTTAAACTTTTCTGGATTATCTGCTATTGCTTGTCTATTCCAACTACGAGGAAAATAATCTGTAATATCTTGAACATTCATACCTGCTTTTATAGCATCATCTCTAATACCATCATAAAATTTTCTTAAGTTTTTAGAAACTTGTACTACTTCTTTAGAAGCATTAGGAACTTTACCACCTCTTAAAAGAGTTACTACTTGTTCTCCTTGTTCTACAGACATTCTACCTGTTGAGTATAAAGGTCTTATAGCATCTTCATAAGCTTCTTTATAATTACCTCTTCTAAATTGTATATCCTCTGCATAAGAATATCCTAATCTTTGTTTAGACCTTTTAGTTAAATCTTTATTAAATTCAGATGTCATTTTTTGACCAAGCAATCTAGCGTTTGGAGAAAACTCTGCAAAGCCTTTTAATATCCAAGCAGGACTAGCTATAGTGTTAGCTAAAATTCTATCTTTATATCTTCTAGCTTTAAATGCAAGGTCACTACCTGCTTCTTTTCTATACATATCATTTGTATAAAGTCTTTCCATTCTATCTTTAAAGAATTGATTTTTGTTTGCAAGACCTCCAAAGACACCACCAGTTAATAAACCTACTGCTGTTGTACCTGCTAACTCTGGAGCAGAAAAAGCTTTTCTCATCTTTGTATTTACTTCTGCGTTTTGTCTAAAATAATTATCTGTACCAGCCCAAGTACCAGCTTCACCAGCTACAAGTGCAGTACTTTGACCTGCTGTAATTTTACTAGGTGTTGTGTTTATTTTAGCAATTCCTTTTAAAGCTTGTTGTGCTGCTTTACCTGATGCTATTCTAGTTGCTAATGAAGTACCTCCACTTACCGGAGTAAAAAGAACAGAGGCTAAAAGTGTTGGGTCAGAAATCATATCTATTCCAGCATCTTTAATAAGTCCAAGATATTGTTTCATGCTTCCCATATCTGCACCATCAAAAGTGCTACGAAGATAAGCATAGTCTTGTTTTTGTTGCTCAGTAAAATTACCAGTATCATTCATTCTTTTTAATCCTTTTAAAAGATTAAAATCAGCATCTCTAAAATACTCAAAAATATCATCAGACTGTTCTCCTATAGATGTTAGGAATCTTTCTGATATTTCTTGGAATTGTTCGTTGTTTTCTAGGTCATCTAAAGTATAACCTAAACCCAGCCTATCTGGTGTTCCTAAACCTAAAGAACCTCTTGATTTTATAGCCATATTAACCTACTGGATTATCTGTAAATTTTTTATTATATTGAAAAAAAGAGTCTAAAGTAGGAATTACGCTAGGATTATCTTTGTCTCCATTGTCTCCATCATCATTTTTAAACATGTCTTTTACCATCTGTATAGTTGGATATCCTCTACTTTTAAGAATTTCATCAGTTAATTCTTTGTCAGCCTCATCAGTAAATTGTTCTGGTAAGTTTAAAATCATTTCAAGGACTCTTGGTTCTCGTTCTTGCTTTGTAAAATTTTCTTCAAAATCATCTAAATACATTATTAATTTTTCACCAACATCAAAACCTTCTTGACCTTTAGTGTCAGTTTTTTCTAATATCATCATATCTATTTCATACAAAGAAGGTTTTGTTGTGTATCTATCTTTTAAATGATTCATATATACACTACCCATAGCATATTCTAAAGCTGCTATAGGACTTGAAACTATATCTGAATAATTATTTAATATATGTCTTTTACTTAATTCTATAGATTCACCAAATAAAAATCTTTGTAATTCAACATCTTTATTTTTAGGATTATCTTTCATGAATTTAAATTCTCTTTGAAAACCCGGTACTATTTTTTCCATATAATTCATTTTTGTATATAAACTATTATATAAACTTTCATTTAATGATAATTGAGTTTCTGTAATTTCTTCTTTTTTCGTAGTTTGTGAAAAAGCGTCTGGCATAGCTATTGTTTTAAAAACAGTTTCACCGTCTTGGTATTCTTTTGTTATAACTATATGAGGTATAAGTTTATTACCTTTTGGCATATATACAGGTTCATCAAATTTATCTTTTATATAAGGTCTATATTTTTCTGGATTTTTTTTCATTTCTTCTTCTATAGCACTCATAGAACCTTGATACATAGTTGCAGAATCTCCAAAATTAAATCCTAACTTAGCAAGTCTATCTATTACTTCACTTTTAACTTGAGCATCTTTAGCTTGTAAAGTTTCATCAGTATGTGACATAGTAATCTTTTTAATTTTATTACCTATTAGTTCTCCTATATTTCTTGGAGCTTTAACTCCTGACTTAATAAACTCTGTTAATTGTTCAGGACTTATTGAACCTATTTTTTTATGATGATTAACCATTCCCATGAAATCATTAAAATTAGTTTCATCATTTACATAATCGTTTATAAAACTTTCTCTAGCATCTGATGCATATCCTTCATTATTAGGGTCTATAAATCTTGTAAAATCATTACTAACATAATCTCTAAATATTGCTAAATCATCAAGTCCTTTACTTTTTTCTCCATTATAAAAATTTAAAAAATTAGTAGATGCTTCTACTTCACTAAACAGATTAGAATTTTTAAATAGCTCTTCTTGTTCTAATTTATCTGCTTTATTATTTAAAAATATATTAAAACCTTTACCAGCTAAATCAGCTAATAATAATCTTCGACTAAATTTGTCTTGTTTCTTAGCTTCTTTATCTCTTCTTTTTCTAGCGTTATCAAATTGCTCTTGTGCAAATCCTACTCCACCATCATCATAAAATGTAGACATTATCTTTCTCCTCTAGCTAATAAACTTTCTTCTTCTTGTTGTTGTGGTTCTTCTCTACTTAATAAACTTTCAGGCATTTCCATGTTATCTATTTGTTGTAATATTTCTCTAGGAACAACTCCTGAAGGAACTTTAGATTCTTGTGAAACTTTTGTAGTTACTAATTCTTGTAAGTTTTTTTGTTTCATCATTTGAATATCTTTTTCATCATCCTCATCCATGTCTTCTTCTTCATCTCCGTTTATACGATATTGAATATTTGCTTTTTCTGCTAAAGCCATTAATGTATAAACAGTAGGTTCAATTAACATCATTAATAAATCAGGATTCCATTTACCTTGTTCAAAACCAGCTTGTAACATTTGTAATGTTATATCTGTTATAGGAACTCCTGCTCCTATACCTTTCATAAGAGGAACATAGACTTCTTTATCTAATAGTTGGTCAGCTATAAAATTTAAAGCTTGTTTGTAATCTGTATACTCTGGTGGACTTTCCCAAGGATATCTTTGGTCTGGGTCATTTGTTAATGATTGTCCGGGTATAGGTTTACCTGCGTTTACTAATGCATCTACTGCTTCTTGATTATATATTTCTGCCATAATTTATCCTAATCTTTGATTTACTGGTTCAGCATAATATTGACTTATATCCTGCCAGTTATTCATTTGAAATGATTGTTGAGTTAAATCTGTAGTATTAAAAACTCCCATTCCACTACCTGTAGTAGGTAACCCACCAGTATCTGCATAAGTTACTAACTGTCTTGAGGCTGGAGGGTCTCCTGCTAGTTGATATTTAGTTCTACTTCTAACAGCATCACCAGCTCCTTTTATCATTTCTTCTTTTATTTTTTCTTTTCCTTTATCTAGTAGACTTGGTTCTGTTACTTTTTCTTCTATTTCATCTTTAATAGTTGTATCAAATACTGCACTATCATCTGATACTTTAACTCCTTTAGGTTCAACAATACCTTCTCTTTTAGCAAACTTTGCATCAGCTCCAAAGAAACCTTTACTAGGGTCTGATAAAACAAATCCTTCTCCTTTCATAAAGTTTAAGGTTCTATCAAATCCATTGTTTATAGCTTGAGTAACAGTTTGATAAGCATTACCTACAGCAGTTCCTGCTCTGTGTATAACACCTACAGCTTGTCTTAATAAACCACTACCATTAGTAGCCCAACTTCCTATGTTACTCCACATAGCTCCAAGATGAGGCATCAAAAACATTAAACCTATTTGACCTACAATACCTAGTTTACCAAAAGCTTTACCAATTTTTTTAACAACCTTTTTAATTCCTCTACCTATTTTTTTAACTGTTTTTCTTAAAAATCCCATTTATTACTCCTAACCTAATCCCATAATTCTATCTATAGTACTAGATATGTTATTAAAATTACTTTGCCAATTCTTAGCAATATCTCCTTCAGCACTAGCAGCAGCTATCATAGCTTGTACTTTTCTTGTAGCAGTATCATTAGCCCATCTAAAATTATAGTCTGCTTGGTCTCTTAATTCTTGCCATAAGAATGATTGAGCTGCTGAAGTTAAACCAAAAGACATTTTAACATTCTCTTGATTAATAGCATTCTGTGCAGCAGTATCAGCTAAGTTTGCTCTTCTTCTCCACTCTACATTTGACTGTTGAATTGCTAATGCATTTTGTGTATTGAACTGGTTTCTATTAAATTCCATTTGTTGATTAAACTGTCTTGTTTGATTTACTATAGCAGCATTTGCTCTATTAATATCAGCTTCTCTTCCTGCCCTACGAGCTTCTGCAGCATTTGCTTGTTGTACATTAAATTGTTGAGAAGCGTTTAACTGTTGAGAATTAAATTGCTCCATTTGTAAATTAAGATTTGCCATGAACTGTTGTGTTTGATTTTCACTAGCAGCATTAAATTGTCTTGCAGCATTTGTAGCAGCTTGATTACTTAACATTCTTTGTTGTTCTTGTTGAGCTTGTAATACATTTGCTTGTTGTTGATTACTTAAGTTAGCCATATCTAAAGCTAAAAAGTTTTTAGCATTTTGTATTCTTCTTTGTCCATCTAAACTAGCTTCAGCTATATTAGCTTGTGACATAAGAACAGCATTTTGTATTGCAGCTTTTTGTTCGTTATTAGCTTCTACAATGCTTACAGTTTGCATAAACTTACTATTACTTAACTCTGTTTGTTGGTCAGCACTAAACTGAGCCATGTTAAGATTAAATACTTTATTAGCATTACTTAATGCTGTTTGTTGTCTCATCTTAGCATTTTCTATTTCTACTTGTGCTTCAATAGATTTTTGTTGAGCTACACTTTGTTGGATAGCTTGTGCATTACTTTGAGCTATTGGTACAGCACTTTGTATAATAGCATTAAATAAATTATCTCTACCAACACTAGAAGCACTTAGTCCTCTTCTTGCTAACATAGCTTCTACACTAGCAACAGCAGGTCTAGCCCATGTAGGTATTTCACCATTTTCCATACCACTTAATAAACTATCCATTTGATTAGATACTAAAGCTTCTTTAGGTAATCCAGCTATTACACCTCTTTGTTGTTCTGTAAAGTCTGTTAGTCTAGCTTCTAAATCTTCTGGGTCATTACCAAGATTTGTTATATCTTCTTCTGATAGTCCTGCATTTCTTAATTGTTTTTTAGCTCTTGTTATCCTTGCTAAAGATGTACCAGCTACTTGTGCTGCAGATGCTTTTGCCTCTTCACTTAATGTTCCTACAACTCTTTGTGCTAAAGCACCGGGTTCTATTTCTATCTCTGCACCTTCAACTGGTGCAACTCTATCTACTCCTACAGCTTTAGCTATAGCATCATCTTTCATTTCTGTTTGTGCAGCGTTTACTGTTACTTCTTCAGTTATAGTATCTGCAGTCATTTTAGATGCAACTACAGGCTCTGGAGCTTTTACTGTAGAAACATTTTCCATTTGTTGAACAACTTCTGGTCCAACTTCTTTTATATACTCTGGAGTAACTCCTTTTAAAGAAGCTAGTTCAATAGTTTCTGCATCAAACTCTTCTCCTGTTTTTAATTTAACTAATTCTTGTTGAGGTATTGTACCTTCAGGAATATTACCAGCAGCTATATCTTCTGCAGTTCTACCAGTTTGTGTAATTCTTTTTGCTCTTTCTTCATCAAATTGTTCTTGAGTTCCTGTTATAGGTGTTTGACCAGTATTAGTATTTGTTCCTGTACCTGTACCTGTACCAGTTCCTGTACCTGTACCTGTACCAGTTCCTGTACCTGTACCTGTACCTGTACCAGTTCCTGTTCCACCACCAGCACCACCACCAGCACCACCACCATTCTGTTTTCTACCTTTTCCTCTAGCTTTTGCTTTTTCTTGAGCAGACATCATATTATCTCTAGGATTAGGTTGATTTGGCATTTCTGTAAGTGGTTTATTTACATTTTTATTTGTTGCAGTAACTTGAGGTGTGTCCTCTCTTTGTATAGACATATCTTCTCTTTCAGGTACTTCATCCATTTTTTCTAGCCCATGAGGACCACCATGCCTTAAAGATACTCTACCACCATTACGCATGTCTAGTCTACCACCTGTAGTATATTTTTGTCTATATTTTTTATTTCTTTTTTTCTTTTGTTTTGCCATTCTATTTTACCTCAAAGAGTTTATCAACTTTTTCGTGTAATTTTTCTACTCTATCCATTAGAGTATTCATATCATCTTTTAATTCTTGTTTAGTTACATAGTCCTTTGCAATCTCTTCACGAGTTTTGTTTAAGAGTATGTCAATTCTTTTAGCCTCTGCAGTATTACCACGAATACCGTAGAGTATGGGAGCTAACACCAATGTTATAAAGATATTCCAAAATAGATAAGGTGTTATTTCCATATTATGTTCCTTTATATAATAGTATATAGTTATTAATTAGTTTTGTCAAGTTTTTTAAAATAAGCAGGTAATCCAATCATAGGTCTACCATCGTATTTATTTTTTTCAGAATCTTTACCACTTGCATCGTTGTAATGTAAAAAAACTTGTCCACAGCTTTCACCGGTAAAAGGTTCTCTCCAATGTTCTACATCGCAACCACGATACATTAACATATCACCGGGTTCAAGTTTAATTTCTACACCGTCTTTACCTTCTTTACCTGATGGTTCTAAAAAAATTGACCAATCATCACCACCTAAATTTAAAGTAGTAGATATTTCACAAGAGTATCTATCTTTGTGTCTTTTTAACTCATCACCTTTTTTATAGATTCTAGCATATGAATATGTTTCAATAAGTTTAACTTCTGACTGTTCTTCCATAATAGGCTTTACTTTTTGTAATAAAGTTTCCATAACTATATCACTATAATGCGAATATGTTTCAGGTATTTGTGAGTCATTCCAAACTCCAAAGTATTCAGTAAACTGTGATATATATCTTTCATCAAACAAATATCTTGCAACTGCTCTTTTGTTTAAAAAATATTGATAACAAAAATCTGCTAGTTCTTTTGATATAGCACCTTTAATTATTTGATATTTATTTTTTTTAAAACTCATTTTACTCTTATAAAAAATTTGCAACCATAACTATTCTTTTGTCATCTATTGCAGGGCTTTCGTGATAATGTGCTAACTTACCATCAAACATTATTATGTTATCTTCTTTTGCTTCTGAATACATTTTTTTATTATTTTTATCTAAAACTATTGTTTTTCCATTTTTAAAACTAGATAAATAAATAATTATATTTTTATGTGGAAAGTTTAAATCTAAATGTGGTGTACTTTCTTTAATACTGCTATGTAAAGTTAAATTAAGATTCATTCTATAAACAACATCAAAATGTATATTATTAAAATCTAATATTTCTTTTAGAATAAAATAACATTTTTCAAAATATGCAGAGCTGACATAAGGAACTGCTATTCTATTATCTTCATGTTGAGGTCTACCTAAAAGCATGTGACTAAAAAACTCCATATCTTTCTTTTTTAAATGAGAGTTTTTAGTCGTAGTTGTAGCATTATAGTGCCAAGGTATTCTATCAGAAAATACAAATTTTTTCAATTCTTTATACTCTTCTGTTATAGGATTTTTTAATTTAGTAATCATTTAAAAGGATATCCTAAATTCCAACATACTAAAGAATGCCTTGTTCCTTTTGTTACTGGCTTAACTCTATGCCAAACAAAAGAAGGAAAAATAATTACACTACCTTTCTTTCTAATTTCTTCACATATTCTTGGTTGTGAGCCTTCGTCTGTATTTCTAAAATCAAACTCTAAATCTCCACCTTCATATTCATCAGGGTCAGTAAGTGATACAGTCATACTAAGTTTTCTTAACTTACCATGTATATTTGGATTATCTGGCTGGTTATAAAGGTCTTCATATGAATCACAATGCCAATCATAAAACTGTCCTTTTTTATATTCTGTAAACTGACAAGCTTCACTATAATCCCAATCAAAATTCCAACCAGCACTTGCATTTGCTCGATGTATGTAAGGTTGTATTTCTTTATATATCCATCTATCACTCATCCATACAATATCTGACTTTCTTTTTTTTTGAATGTTTTTTAATTCTAATTCTGTAAGTTCTTTTTTATTATGGTTTCCTGTAATAGCTGTTTCTTTTTTTTGTTCTTTACCGTAACGAACTATGTCGTCACATATTCTTTCTGGTATAGCAGATTTAAAATACCAATAATACCATTTAAGATTCATATTCTTTTCCTATGTTTTTATATTTTTCTATAACAGAGGGAAGTAAAAAATCTTCTATTGGGTATGATTTTTTTTCTATTTTATCTGTTCTTATTGTATGTAAATTTACATCACCAAAAATAGAATCATCATACTGTACCCCTTGTATTTCAAATTGTTTTAAATTTTTATAAGTATGTTTAAACTTAGGTATATTAAAAAAATTGTAAATACTATTAACTGTACTTTGTGGGTTAGCAATTAATTGGTCATATGTAATAAACAAATGTTCATAATTTTTTTGTATTAAATCAATTTGTTTAATAGCATTTCCTAAAACACCTGTTTCTGGATTCATATAATAATCTGCATCTATTTTAATATTTTCTTTTTTAACTTTATATGCTTTTAATAATGAAGCTAAACACTCTAAAGGGTTTCTATACAAAATTAAAAATTTAATTTTTTTATCAAAATACTTTTCTAATAATTCAAGGTTGCCATCTGACCACCAGTTTGACCTATTAATAACATATTCTGTTTTAAATGTTTCAGAATAATTATAAAAAGTTTTCCTGATAACATTGTCTAAAGACTCATTATGAGGAAAGTTCTGGTGTTGAGATAATCTTAAATCTTTTTGATTTTTAATTAAATCAAGTTGGTAAATAATTTCAGTAAGAGGACTATTAGCTGTAAAAGTTATATCTTTATTTTGATTTAAAATACTACCAAGTAAAGTATTACCAGAACGCTGTAAGCTTATACAAAAATATAATTTCATTGATAAGCTAAATTAAATCCATTCTCCGTCTTTTATTAACTGATATACTTTTTTTAAACTCCAAATACTTGATGCATTAACATTACCAAATGGGTCATTAACAGCAACAAATCCTGAACCACCAGCTTGACCTACTCTAGAAGCGTTTGATGGACCGTAAGCACCACCACCACCTCCACCACCTCTATTGACGGTGCCTTCAGTTGCTGCCAAAGAAGGGTCAGAGCCACTTCCATATCCTGTTCCACCAGTACCTCCGGGTCCGGGAGCTCCTCCTTTATTATTAGGAGCTGAAAGTGTACTATTACCTGATGCTCCTCCACCACCATCTGCGTAAGCTACTGGAGAACCTGTAATAGAAGATGTAACACCTTGTCCACCTCTGCCTCCGATAACATTGTCAGGGTTTTGTTTTTGACCTGCTTCACCTGCTCCACCACCACCTACAGCAGCACCGTAGTTTGATGCTGGGTCTCTTCCAAGACCAGATGGAAAACCTTGATTAGCTGTTCCCAAACCACCACCTTGAGGATATGGACCAGTTCCAGCTACATCTGAACCCGGACCACCAACGCCATACCAAATACCAGAGCCTCCTCCTGAACCTCCGGGCTGTCCTAGCTGACTACGACCAGATGGGTTTCCTGCTGCTGGACCAATATAAGCAAACCTGTTACCACCTGACCCTCCTCCTTCAGAAGTTATAGGTCCAAAACTAGAATCTGACCCTTTATGCCATGTACCGTGAGCACTTATGTCTGCTCCTCCTCCTCCAACAACAACAGGTATTGTTGAACCTGCAGTAACTGTTAAAGCTGGTTCTGCTGACGCACCTCCACCGGATGCTTCTCCGGGTGTAGATGACCTGTAACCACCGGCTCCTCCACCTCCACCGAAGAAACCTCCTGCTCCACCACCAGCAACTACTAAATAAGTTACTGAGGTTGTTTTAGAAGGCACTACATAGTTTGTACTGCTATTAAAAGATGTTACCTTCGCTGAAAAAGTTGGCTCATGGTCTGCTCCTATTAGTGGACTTCTTTCATTTCTTGTAAGATTTGTAATAGGCATATTATTAATCCTCGTTCCATTGTAAATTAGTAGCATCCCAAACATAAGGAGTTTCTGTTACTGGGTTCGTACTTTCGTCAAATGTTTTACCTACCCATCTTTGATTAGGTTCATCCCATGTTGCATTAGCTCTAAGACCACCTATATCAACTGTATTTGGAAAAGTTACTGGTGCTTTCCAATCATCATTTGAGTCTAAAGACCAAGATGGAAACGGTTGATGATGTATAAATTTATCTTTAGAACTATCATAATAATGATTAGTACCACAATATTGTTTTCTAAAATTATGGTTATAAGAAGTTTGTTTCCAAGCAACACCATTTTCTGAATGTGGGACAATAGATGCTACAAATGTTTCTGCTTCTGTGCTTAAATCTCCACCGTTAGCTTCTACATCCTCGTTGGATATTACTACTACTCTTATTACTTCGTTGTTGCTATTAAGTTCTGCAAAGTGAGCCATCTTCTAACTCCTTAAGCGTCATCTAAAATTTCACCAGATATTGTGTACTCTAAATCACTATTAGCACTAGCTTTCAATTTTAATAAATCTGTTTCATCTAAATAAATTGATGAATTTTTATCAAGAACTACTAAAGTTGAATCTGCTGGTACTGCAACAGTATGAGCTATATTGTAATAATTAGAGCCATTAGTAGTTGAAACTCCTATTGTAACATCTGCTGAGTTTGTTCCATCTATGTTTGCAATTATTATTGTGTTTACTTTATATAATTTATCTGCAGGTACATCTATTACATCTACGAATGAGGTTGTAACTGACCCATTAATTGTAAATGGTAAAATAGATGTTACATTTACTATATTTACTGATGCCATATTTTTCTCCTATTTTATCCGAATACAATAGCCATGGCAATGGCTTTACCTGTTGAGGTTTTTGTATCTAGTTGTGTTTGTATGTTGGAAGTTACTCCATCAACATGATTTAATTCTGCTGCTGTGGCTGTTACATCTGTTCCACCTATATCAAGTGTAGTCATTGAAACTTCACCAGCTATAAGTGTTCCAGCAGCATAACCAGTTGCTGAAGTATCAACAGTTGTACTAGGTTCTGTTTGTGAATCTACAAATAATCTAAAAGTATTATCAGTAGAAGCATCAAAGAAAAGACCAGCATATTTAGTTGTACTGGACTCTACATATTTACCAAAAAAACCAAAGTCTGTAGAATTACCACTATTATTATTAGATAGTGATTGAAAATTAGAGTTAGTTACTGTTCCACCTGTTTGCGTTGTACTACCTGTAACTACTAAGTTTCCTGAAACTGTTAAATCATTTGCAATGGTTACATCGTTAGATAACTTATCACCTGTAACTTGGTCGTCTGCAATATGTGCAGTATCAATACTACCATCTGCTATTTGAGCAGAATCAATAGCATCGTCTGCTATCATAGAGTTTACAATAACATCGTTACCAATTACAAAGTCTAGTGTATTATCACTATCATCATAAGTTACTGATATACCAGTTTCTGTATTTGAACTAACCATAGCACCGACTGTATCTGAAATAGTTTCAGCTAAAGTTGTGCCATTAACTGTTATAGCATCTGCTTCTAATGTACCATCAATATCAACATCGCCTGAAATATCTAAAGTTGCTGCTACTAATTCACCACCAATAGTTAAGTTACCAGAACTAGGATTATATGTAAATCCTGTATCAGTTTCTAATCCTTGACTTCCAGTTGCACCATCAACAAATACAGGGAATATAGTTTCATCTGTACTGTTATTAGCTGATACTGTTACAGAAGTAGCAAGTGCTGCTGTACCTGTAATGTCACTTGATGTTAAAGCTATTGTACCTGTTGTATTTGGTAAAGTTGCAACAATATCGCCAGTAAAATTAGCATGAGCTGGAGCTTGTAATCTTGCTTTGTGAGCATTAGATGATTCACAATAAAAATCTATGTATGATTGTGTACCACCATTTTTAATAGCAATAGCACCTTGAGATATTGCTACTCCATTTGTAGAGCCACCAGCAACATCTAATGTTCCTACAATAGTAGCATTATTATCTGCTGTTAAAACACCAGTAACATCTAGTGTACCTGCAATATCTATGTTAGTATCAAGCATAGAACTAACAATAGAGTCATTACCAATTACAAAGTCTAATGTATTATCTGAATCATCATAAGTTACAGATATACCTGTTTCAGTATTAGAGCTAACCATAGCTCCTACAGTATCACTAATAGTTTCTGCTAGTGTTGTACCACCAATAGTAATTGCATCAGCTTCTAGTGTTCCATCAATATCAGCATCACCACTAATGTCTAAAGTAGCTGCATCTAATTCTCCAGTAATAGTAATATTTCTACCACCAGTAATGTCTTTATTGGCATCTGTAATAATAGCTTTACTTGCTATTACTGTTCCGTTTGTTATACCATCTATAAGATTAATGTCTGTAGCACTTGCTGTAACACCATCTAAAATGTTTAATTCTGCAACTGTTGATGTAATACCATCAAGAACATTTATCTCTGATGCTGTAGCTGTAACTCCATCAAGTATGTTGAGTTCTGCTGTAGTAGATGTAACACCATCTAGTAAGTTTAACTCGGCTGTTGTACTTGTAACACCATCAAGAATATTTAGTTCTGCAGTAGTTGAAGTAACTCCATCAAGAATATTAAGCTCGGCTGCTGTGGATGTTACTCCATCTAATATGTTTAGTTCAGCAGCAGTTGATGTAATTACTGTACCATTAAAGTTTATAGCATCTAAATGAGCTGTGCCATCTATATATAAATCTTTAAACTCAAGTGAGCTAGTACCTAAATCAATATCATTATCAGTAATAGGAACAATAGCTCCATCTTGTATTCTTAATTGTTGTACTGAACTACTTGATACTTCTACATAAAATTCAATATGATTATTTGAGGTATCTATTAAAACTTTATTGTTTGGAGAAGTTTCTCCTGCATCACCAATTAAACCTATAACTGGTCCAGAAGCTGCTGTGCCATCATGTGCGTGTCCTGTTGAGTTATTAAATGCATTTACTAACTGATTATATTCATTATTGAATAATGCAGCAGTAATTGTATCTCCATCTGCAAATGAACTTTGTCTTGTATATCCTGCCATTTATTTATCTCCTGCCTGAAGGTATATAATCTACATAAAAA